GCTTGTTGCAAAAGATATACATGAAACCTGGTGATTTAGGGCTTCGATGTCCCAAGCTACGCGGTCCCCTATACTACCCAGGAATGCTAGGGCATCCTGGTACGAGGGATTTATGATTAAGTCTCGTTGGGGGAGGTTAAGGTCTGGTGTATGGCTCTCCTTCTTGACCATGTCGAGATCACTAATAATTAAATGCCGCCATAGGTAGTTGCCTCGTAGGGACGCAGCCGGGTGTATGGTGGGGATGATCTTGCGCCCACGGGCTTCCAAGATTGATCCCCGCCACTTTGTCACCCTGCTATCATTGTATAAGACGTGCAATGCTGTATTACCAAGGGGCACGATAACATTCGCACCACATCGGTCAAGGCGCTCTAGTGAGGCCTTTGATTTCTCTATCCCTATCTCAGTCAAGCCACCCTTTGCAGTCCACAACTCGTTGCTATCTGCATCTATTATTAATTTACCGTCGCGCTCCTTGAACACCTCTGTTTCAAATACATTTAATAGGTAGCATTCACGCCTTACTATTTTCGCGCTGTGCATACAGTGTTCCAAGAGTTCCCCACTGGGACCCACGAAGGGTTTACCCTGGCGGACCTCAACCCTTGCTGGTGCTTCCCCCAGTATGCAAATCTTTGCATCGGGGTTGCCGTCCTCATAGGGGCTAGTCATCTTTCTTCTTCAGTACGTTAGTTATGAATGCTTCCTGTTCATGTTCACTCATGGCAGAAAAAGCCTTTTCAAATGCCTCAATCTTGGACTTCTTCCCCTTGGGTGTACGGGGCTTTGTTGCTTTGGGGGGTCGTTTACTAATAAGGCGATCCTTGCGTATAGACCCTATTACCTGTTGCTGCTTAACAGTAGGTATAGCTAAAAAGTCCTCTACTAGCATTTCCAGCCGAGTCGTCATCGGCTCTCCATAGCAGCAAGCTGCCTCCTCAATAGATTGAGCTTCTTTTGTAGAATAATAAGAGTTGCCAAGCGGTCTGCTTCAAGTTGGGTCATTTCTTCCCTACTATCTTGAACTCCCCGCTCATAACTGCGCCGTATATCTCCTGGCCGTGTTCCTCGGCTGCGTCTATGATGCGTTCCAGTAAGGTACGTAAGATGGCAGCCCTAATACCCCAAGGTATCTTATTTGCCTTCTTATGTAGTGCTGGGCTAACATTAAAGGATAAACGAACGTGAATAGCGGGGTCTTTGGGCATTGTGTTGTCCTTTATGTCCTGCACAGGAGCCTCTCACAGAGGTAGGAGGTTACGGCAGCCGGGGGATGGACCCATAGGGTCTTATTCACCCCCCAGCCACGCGCTATGTCTGTTATTCAGAGGGTCCACTAGCAATGCCAGCCCTCAGAAAGCCGAGTCCCAGGCCGTTCAACAGGATAAGAGCATTATCCATGACACCCTGCCATGCTCCTATTTCACCAGACAGGGCATTAACCAACCCAACCAGTACAAGGAGCGCGGCAACAAGATATGTCTTTTTTCCCTTGATGAAGTCCATCTATTGGGGTCTCCTCTATTGAAGCTACTCCCTATCGGACCATTAGGAGTAGCCGCGTGTGGTGCTGCTAGGATGGACAATCCCTGTCCGACCACCTGTGTACGGGCTAGGCCCGTGGCAGCTTCAGTTTGTTAGAGATATTGCCTTCATACTCGTCCTGTACTACGAGGCAAGTTGCAGTTTGACCAATCATGTCCTCACTGTTGAGGCCCTTCTTCTCAAACTGCACGTTGAATAGGTGAAGGAAGCGCGAGATGTCCCGCATCTTGAACCGCTTCACACTGTCCTCATCCTCTGTTGCTGGGAACGTAAGGTAGTGAAAGATGCTCCCAGCGCCGTTCACAGGAGTACCGTCTTCTTCGGACTCTATGTGGAGGATGGCTACGATTTGGTCGCAGGTGTTCGCCTTGTTGCGACCGTCTCTTGCGTCATAGACACGCAAATTGTAGTTGCCCTCTGCAACTGGTTGATCTTCATAGTCGTCGCCTAGTCCTGTTGCTTCGATAAATGGCATGTTACTGATTCCTCTTTACAATGTTACCTATACCATAGGTTTCTGGTTTTGAGATGTCTTCTATAGTTACATCTTCAAACATCTCTAAGCCGCTCATGCTAGAGCGAATTGTGTCCAGCCCACGCGCAGCCGGACGAGTTTGAATTTGGTACTTTAATGCTTCCTCAGTGGAACTATTCTTTGCAAGCCAGATGTCGCTAAACATAAGGGGAATAACGCTTCGAGCCTGTCCAGAGAGGTTTAGTTGAGTTGTTATTATTTTAGTCTTCTCGTCTTGAAACGTCTGGAGGTGTCCAGTACAGAATATGTTTGTTTGTTCACTGGTTATGGAGCGAAATAGGTCGGATAGTTTACTACCTACAACACGGTAGTCGGCTAGTTCTTCGACGCCCCCGAAGCGGTTGTTGAGATACATCTGTCTATCAAAACAGGCCTTCTGGAGAAATGTCAGGGAATCGAAGCAAACCCAGTCATAGGGTTTGAAGAACTGTTCCTGGGCCTTGGCCGCTAGGTCTGTAACCCAATCAACGTATATCCTGGGTTCTTTCGCACTAGGAGGGCGATCACTCTTTGCGCCCTTGTTGAACCCTTTTATTGTGGTGTCCAATTCTAGGGAATCAGGTAGCCACTCCTCGTAGTCTATGTCTGCTCCTCTAAGAGATGCCAAGGCGTTGGGGTCAAATAGGTAGGCAAACTTTTTACCTGGTAGGGTGCGTATTTGAGTGGTCTTTCCACTTCCTGTGGGACCCACTAATAATATATTGAGGTATGCGTTCGCATTGGCGTCCTTAGCATTTGGCACTGTCTTGTAACTCCATTTGCTTTGTATAGGTTAGTTGCAGAACTGTATCCCGCCGATCATGCGACATACTGTTGAAGGCCTATTCCTGAAGTGATTAAACGACGTGCCTTGGATATCAACACTAGACCAGGGGCTGGCTGCATCGGGGGCCTCGAATACCCTGTGTTGTTTGTAGTCTGGGCCAAGCGCCTCACCTTGAACGTCCCCGCCCACAGTGAATATAGGACTAAAGTTAAACATGCGACTGTAGTCTACAATCGCACCGTCGCTGAAGAAGGCACATCCCGATAGCAGGGGGATTAGGATACCTACAATTAAGGTCTTCATTTCTTCAACCCTATTGTGTCTAACTCAAGCCTTTCAAAGGGGCTCCATGCTTCTTCTATGAAGCCTTGAGGCGTTGGGCGTTGGAGGGGGTTGCTCCACGCCTTACACAGGTCAATGTAGGAACAGTTACGAGCGAAGTCCTGGCAAGCACTTGTGTTCTTGGGAAACGCCGCCATGTAGAGGTTTTCCTTCGCCCCTACATCCCTTGACGCATCCCAGTGGCCGTCTATTTGGCTGATCCAATTGCGGGTTTCCCAGAGCCAAGCATCAAGTTGGGCGAATTGACGCTCAACAGGAATAAAGATGAACTCGTCGTGGTGTTTGCGGTGTACCAGTGCACCGTCAATCCACAGTTGCTTGGCTTCTTCCCCGTATAGGATATGCAGCGCATGGAGGTAGCCATCAACCTGGGAGTTGGGACTCCACTGGTCTAGAAAGGTAGCCCTAAACCCACCGTTTGCTTTGTATAGGCTGGTTGTCTTGTGTTCCCCAATAATGATGCTCCCCTGGTATAGGAAGACCTTATCAAAGCGCCCTACGTAGAAGAGGTCCGGGTCGTTTGGATCAAGGGGTACAGCGAAGGATTGCTCCACTGACAGGAGTTCAATCTCTGACAAAAACTTACGCCGCTTGAGGACATATTCATAGAGCATCTCCATACCCACAAAGGGGGTACGGGCTCCTAGCCTTCTGATCTCCTCTTGACCCATTTCATCGGGGTGTGTGCCGTTATTGTTGACCCATCCCCCAACGAATGCAGCGTATCCATTCTGTACAACGTCCTCATCTGACTGGCTGCTGCCCCCTCCTAGGTCGGTCCATACGCTGTCCATGGCATCATGCCAAGCACTACCGAATGCCAGCGGGGGCGAGAACCCACTTCCTGTCCAATCCTTGACATGTCGGAAAAAGAACTTTCTGGGACAAGAACGGAACTCGCTAATGCGAGTATTGTCGAAGTATTTGTCCTTCATGTTTTGTAACTGTCCTTCGCAGTCGCAGTGGTTTTGTATTGTGTATTTAAACACAAATACCTATAGTATGCAACATCTATTTAGCTTCTGTGGTGTTTTTATCTATGCTGTGCTCGATCTGCTGCCGGGTTACTGATATGTTCCTACTATCTATATATTTAGTAGCGAGGGTGTTGAATTTCTCTATGCAGCCAATTGCATGGGCTATGCTACTTACAGTTGGTTCTACGTAGGAGTCAGTCAAGGCTTGTTCCATAAGAGTCATAGCGCCCCTCATGTGGGCGTAACCAAGAGTTTGGGGGTCCATTGGGGGGCGTACCTCTACTACTGTGGGTAGCTTATTATTGCGCGGCTGCATGGTCAAGCCTCTTTTGTACCCATGCCCGTGTTAGAGCTTCGCCCTCAGTCAATGGACGATCCCCCACAGGGTGAAGGGCCTCTGTTATACCTCGTACACCACTAACGAGCGTTAGGAACTCCTCATAGTTAGACGCACAGTGTGTATCTGGTCTGTCCTGTACGCCGCGTACTAAGGTTATGTGTTTTTCTAGGCAAGATAATTCGCCGTCCAGGTATGAGACAGCCGCCAGGGGAATTGCTATGCCATCAGTATGGTCGCTGTACCCAATGGGGCGGGAGGTCATTTCCTGTAGGTGGCATAGCATCTCAAGCTGGGCGTTCTCTGGTTTTGTTGGGTATTCCGAGACACAGTGCATGAAGACAGTATTGAACCCATCATAAGTATGGATCATCTCTTCTATGTCGTGGCGGTCGTGCATACCAGTTGAAATGTAGGTCTTCTTACCTGCGTTTAACACTGCCTCTAGCATATGCCAGTCGCCACTGCCTACTTTGTATGCCCCGCAGATGTTCATCGCTTCTAACTGTTCGAGCGCCCACATATCGTGGGGGGTACAGATGAAATCTAGGCCGTGCTCTATCGTTCTCATTCCTATACCGGCCATGTCTCCAATGTCTAGGTACGGCATCTCCCTGTGTGCGCCCCTTGTTCCTTTGACTGCCCATTGTAGCTTGAAGGCATCTGCCCCTGCCGCACTTGCTATGTTGAGTAGAGAGAGGGCGTTTGCGTAGGAGCCCTCATGCGCTACACCGCCTTCTGCTATGATGTATGTGTGTTTCATAGATTTATATTTTCCTCTGTCCTAGGGAACAAAAGGTGAACCCCTATCCCCGCCATTTCACAGTGGGCATGAGCCTATCCACATGGATGTTCTTACGATGTTTCCATATAGACCTATACATATCTTTAATAGTCTGTACTGTTAAAAGATGAGGGTCTAGACCTAAATCTGTCAAGGCGCTGTTCTTTGCATTGTAATAGTGGTCCTCATCTTCCACACGGGGGTTGGGTATATTCTGTATCTTACAAGTAGTAACAGACTGCACAAGTTGTGCTAACCCAAGGATGCTCCAAGTTTCTGTAAACTGGTTAAAGACCCTAAACTCTCCTTCCTGTGCGGGATTAAGCAAGGCTATTTCGACACAGGCAAGGGTATCTCTAATGTTGAGGAACCCTCTTGTTTGAGTTCCTGATCCATATACAGTAAGAGCTTCTCCAACTGCCGCTTGTGCGAGGAAGCGATTAAGGACAGTTCCAAAAATCGCGTCATAGTGAAAGGAAGTTCCAAGCCCAGTGTCAAGCCATGTCTCGTCCGTATCAATTCCATACACCACTCCCTGGTTGAGGTCAGTGACTCTAAGGTTAAACGCTCTACATCCGAACTCAAGGTTATGGGAATCGTGACACTTAGATAGATGGTAGATTGATCCCGCCTTCTTTGGATATAGACATCTAGCGGTTCTTCCATTGTGGGTAATGTCAAGGTAGCCCTCCTCTATATCTATGTCTGGTGTGCCATATTCGCCCATTGTTCCTAGCTTTATTATGTGACAGGAAGGGTTGCTGTGGAGTACACTGTACATTAGAGCGAGGGTGCCGAGGATATTGTTACGTTGTGTTTCGATAGCTGCCCCCGCTGATATATGCGAATAGGGAGCCGAGGGCTGTTCAGCATAGTGGATAACGGCATCTGGGAGGAACTGGTCGAATATCTCATTGAGTAGTTTGGGGTTCTCTGCGATATCACAATACCTAAAGGATATATCACACTTCACTTTCTCCTTGTATGTACGTATACGGTCCTGTATAGTTGGTACTGTAAATAGTGGGGTTGCATTCACCGCCGCTTCCCAACGGCGCTTTGCCATGTTGTCTACAATGCATACATCGTGGCCGCGCTTCGACAAGTACATGGCAGTGGGCCACCCTAGGTAGCCGTCGCCTCCTAGAATTAAGACTTTCAAGGTATAAGCTCCATTCCATACATAAGATTTGCTAGTTCCAGGTCTCCCGGTGTGTCTATGTCCATGGCGTGTTTCCAGTCTACCATGTATGACCAACAGGGACCGGGAAACATACTCTTACCGGGATATAGGTGACTTACTCTGGCAACAACCATGTTACCAAATTTATAAAACACGGGCTTATCCTGTTTGTGGGGGAACTCATCGCGCTCTTGTCGGAACGCAAACTCTACACTGTCGCCTTTCAAAACCCGTTGATTGAACGCATGGTAGTTGTGGGGGATTTCACATATAGTTTGAGCACTGTTATAAGATAAACCCCCCTCGTACATGGTAAGGGTGTCTATACATGCCTCGACCTGTGCCGGTTGGACAAAAGGGCTTGTTGGTTGGAACAGCGCCACTAGGTCATATGTCGCTGCATTTGTGTTGAGATAATCAAGAACAACGTCTGTTATTGTATAGGAGAGACCATTCGTTAAGTGGGCGGGGCGCTTGTGTATCTCAAAGC